AAAAGTTCCCAAGTATTTCATTTATTTACAATTAATTGTTTATGGGATGTTGGGGTAAATTGACATAAGTATAGATTTAATAGGTGGGATCAAGGGAATAGGTCCAGGAGCCTCTATATGGGGTCAAATCCCTGGTTTCCTGGAATAGGCAGACATCACCCCGCCTAGAGCAACAAACGTCCGCATTTAGCCGATTTGCGTACCCACTATGTTATCACTACTATTGAGACTGGATCTCATCAACGCATACAGTGAGCCAGTGAACGAAGCAAGCAATGAGCGAAGTGAACGAACGGAATGCGAACGCCAATCAAAACGGGAACCACTTTTTCAACACCAAAAGCATTTCACAAAACCCAATTGAACCCGCCCACCCAATAAAAGAAAGAGCTACAGACACAATCACATATATTTTTTGTAAAAATTTTAGAAGTGGGTTAAAAAGTTAAGGTACGCCGTTTAAGAAGCCTTAGAATGGGTGTCTTATACGGCGTTGACAGTACCTTAAGGTAGCGTAAGGGTGGTGTTCTTGCTGTACCTTGACAGCAACTATGAAAAAGTTGTAAAGCAAAAGCCAACCTTCGCCTTTAGATTTTTGGCGATTTTGTGGAATTGTTTAAAAAGTCTGTTAAATATAATTTTTTTCTAAAAATTTGATGTTATTCGGTTTGTAAAAAAAAAGAAAGAGAAAAAGTAACCAAAAAGAGAAAGAAATATAGTTATCTTGGTTATTGTATTAAATCTTCTTATATAGTATATAATATTATTATAGTATTAACTATCTTGTACTTACAATAGTATACTATAGTTATTACTATATAGTATATACTATAGTAGGGAAAAGATAGCTTTATACCTTGCAAAACAAAAAAAATTAAAAAAAAAGAAATTCCCTGTTGCTCCGCCTACTATTTAAGAACTAACTTCGAAAACCAATAAATGGAGACAAATTAATGCCAAGCCAGGATATACAAACGATAGAAGTAGATGGTAAAAGATACGATATAGACAGTCTAAGTGCCGATGCACGGACTGCTGTTGTCGTCATTAACGAGTTAAATGGAAAGATAAGTGAATTTCGTAAGGAAGCACACTTTTTGGAAGTAGCAAGAAGTACTTATGAGAGTCAGCTTTCCAGGCAACTGCCATCTAAATCCCTTGAAGATCAGGATGCTGAAAAGAAAAATGCCAAACAGGATAAAAATGGTGGAAAATCCACTACCAACGGAACAAAGTCTGGGTGAAAGCCTGATTGAACTAAAAAGAGTGGCCTTTATATTTGAAAAAAGTGGCGACCCAGAAGTCTTAGAAGAACTTCTGGACACCATTAGAAACATAGAGATACCTCTTTTAGTCACAGGATACCACATACCACATGAGGCCGAAGCCTAAACTTGCAATTGTTGTTCCAGATCAGCACTTTCCTCTCCACGATGCCCCCGCCGTAAACTGCGTTCTAGCCGCAATCGAGATCGTAAGACCTGATTCTTTCGTAAATCTCGGTGATGTCGGCGAATGGGAGTCAGTTTCAGCGTGGAAGTGGAAAGGTAAGAAACAGCCACCTCTGGAATATCAGATACCGATAATCGAAAAAGACATCGATGATGTCAACATGGGTCTAGATCTGTTCGATAAGGCCCTGGATAAAGTAAAATGTACGAATAGGTATATGCTTGAGGGCAATCACGACGATTGGACCAATCGATTCGTAGAAAGATACCCCTATATGGGGCATTTTGCCTTTAAAGAGAGCTGTAACCTAAAAAAACGGGGATATCACTTTTACGGTTATAACAAACCCCTAAAGTTAGGTAAGTTAAACTTTATACATGGCGCCTATGCAACGGTATACCACGCTAAAAAACATCTTGAGGCTTATGGCAGCAACATCCTTTATGGTCATGTTCATGATATACAGCGCCATTCTCTTACTAAGTTGGATAGCGGTACTATCGGTGCTTGGAGTCTTGGGTGCCTTAAGAATATGTCTGCCGAAAAAAACAAATGGCTGAAAGGCAGACTACATAATTGGAATCATGCATTTGGAATTATCACATGGCACAGCAATGGGAACTTCCAAGTTGAAACAATCGAAATACAGAAAGGTAAATGTTTTGTATGGGGAGACGAGGTAGATGGAAACAGGGGTTAGTCGGGGGGATATAGAGTTAGATCATTACAATGATCATGAGGTCGGGTGCGCTGACCCCGTGTTCCATAGGAAAATTAAGGGAAAAATCCATTATGTCTACAAAAATAAGGCAGATTTGCTAAAAGTCCATAAAAATGCAAGTATTTCAGATGCGGGGACCGCAAAAGAGGGAGATTGGGTAGAGGCTCGCAATGGCGTAATGAGCCAGGTGGTCAAAAAAGGAAGAATTGGGAAGAGTTCTCCCTATATACGCACTCCCCTTGGTCAATTTAGACCGTATAAAGGTAATAACCCTATTTCAGGTGAACCACACAAGACAGTTTATAGCTTTTCCAAAAAATATCCATGGGACGATAGTGACAGAGAGGTCCCCAATGAGATGGAAATTATGTTTGTGAACCTGATTTTTGGCTATGTACCTAAAGAAGTGGCCTATATGCACCTCTTTAAAACAAACAATGTTGAATACGCCAGGGAAAGGTCAACCTGGCTGCTTAAACAGAAAAGGATAAAAAAGATTGTGGATGAAAAATTAGCAGATAAAATGGACAAACTTAACCTAACAGAGGATTTTATACTTGAAGAGATGTTTGAAAGCATCGGTGCGGAGAGAGGTTCGGTGAAATTCAACTATCTTAAGCTTGCTGCCGAACTGAGAGGCATGATGCCAAAGGAAAAAACACAGACACTTTCAGTGCTCGGACAGACATTCACTGGATTCACTAAGGAAAGGTTGAAGGAGTTTGAAAAAAACCCAGAGCTTAAAGACAAAAACGATATTGGAGCAGGTGATAAGTAGTGGGTCCAAGGTAGAAAGCAGAGAAGACTCAACTTGGGATGGAAAAATCACCGATAAAACGATTAAGTTTTGTCCTTCGTGCCGTCGTTGTTATGACACTAAATATTATAAAGATGTCGTTGATGCTGGTTCAATTACTTATTATGACGATTTTCCCACATATGGAAAGGAAAAACTGCCTTGCAGAAACTGCTCGTAAGTGTAAACAGGTTGTCCTATCCGAGTTATCCAAAGAAACAGAAATGGGGAAAAATTAATTATGTCATACGAACAAGTTGGAAAAAAGGTGCACACAAAAAAGGCTGACTTCAATATAACTATGCCGCCAGCTGTAATGGCTGAAAAGGACGAGGTTCTACAAAGGGCGTATAAAGACCTTATTTTCTTTGGGAGGGCGTTTTTACCGAAAGATTTTTTGAAAAAGAGCAAATCCCCACCATTTCACCATACCGTTGCCGAAAAGTTGATATCCACCTCTCCTGGGCAAAGGATCTGTAATATACTTCCCCGTGGGTTTGGTAAGTCAATTCTGGCAAAAGCAGCAATTATGCACAAATTTTGCTTTTCTGGAGAAGATGAGCAGCATTTCTTCGCTTGGGTGTCCGAAGAACAGGGGCAGTCCATTGATCACATCAAATATATTCGCCAGCACTTTGAAGAGAACAAGATGATCAAATATTATTTCGGAAACCTTGATGGCGGTAGCATTGGCAAAAGGTGGACAGAAAAAGATTTAGTTACTGCAAAAGGGGACAGAATCATAGCAAAGGGTACCAATCAAAGGCTGAGGGGCCGTGCAGAGGTGGATGTAAGGTATACTGGCATCATTTTAGACGACTTTGAGTCTGAATTGAACACAAAAACACCAGAAAGAAGAGCGGAGATCAAAAAGTGGGTAGTTTCGACGGTTTATCCTGCTTTAGAGGAAACACCAGGTAATGAAGGCTGGATATGGCTTTCTGGGACTATTGTACACTTTGACAGTTTTTTACAGATGATATGCGACGGATATAACAAAGCAAAGAAAAACGGGACAAGCTATACTTGGGACTTGACCTTTATGAGAGCCATCATGGACGGAAAGCCAGCTTGGTCAGACCAGTTTCCTCTTGCAAAGTTGAAAACGAAGAAAAAAGAGTTTATCGGAGCTGGTCTTGTAAACAAGTTTGCTCAGGAGTATATGAATGATGCTAGAGATATAGGATCTGCGGCATTCAAGATTGACCGCATACAGCATCATGCGTATGAATACAAGTGTGAAAACAAATTTGGGTATATTGCAGACAGGGACAATGCAATTCCAGTTAATGTATATATCGGCGTTGATCTAGCCGCAACCGCATCAGCAACCTCGGATTATCAGGTTATTCTGGTTATTGCCGTTGATTCAAACAATAATCGGTATGTTTTGGAATATTTCAGAGAAAGGATACCAACTTTCGATGTTCCGCTTAAAATTATAGAAATGACAAAGAAATATCACCCAGTTAAGCGAGTGACGATTGAAACGGTGGCTGCACAGGAAATGGTCAGGGATATGGTCACTAGACTGTCGGCAACCGAAAGAAGGCTGATGCCTGGGATATTCAAAGGGGTTAAGCCTCCGCCAGGTATAAAAAAGCAAGACAGGCTTGAAACCTCGCTTGGCCCAATGATAAACAGTAAAAAATTATATGTTAGAGAAGAAATGACTGAATTGGTGGATGAAGTGTTTGAACATCCGAAGCCAAGACATGATGATATTCTCGATGCGCTCTATTACGCAGATTACTATGCCAGACCTCCAAGGAGCAAAAAAATGAAAATGGACGAACTTGACGCTGAACTTGAGACTTTGAACAGCCGTCCAATGAACAAAGTATACAACTGGATTACTGGCGCAAAAATTTAATAAATAAGGTTTGGTATTTTCATTAACTCGTTTATATTAGACGGGTTAATTTAACAGAAACCCCCAGAAGAAAGCTTAGACTACTGGCTCTGGGGGTTTAGAAGACAGCGATTGGCGGTTTTATTTTTGTGTCGAGTGAGACCCTTTATCATAAAAACGCACGGTAGCCGTTTTTTGAATTTAATACAAAAAGTTGGATATACCTAAAGATTTAGTGGAAAATGACATACTATAGAAACTATCAAAACGGTGGATTTGTATCGCAGAGGGATGCATATCTGGAGATTGACAGGATTGCCAAGGAGAACGATTTCAATCCGCTTGATTTACATACAATGGCAATGATGGAGTCTAGTTATGGAACTGGAAAAGACTTAGGCGAGGGATCATATCAAGGATTCTTTCAATTTGGCGAAGACACTGCAAAAGATTATAATGTTAAAGACAGGCTTAATGTTGGTCAGAGCGCTAAGGGCGCCATTGATCTTGTTAGAGATCGAACAAAAAAATTTGGGAAAAGAACCCGAAATCTTATAGACGAGTATGAGATATCAGATCCTGGCTTGCTTGGTTATCTAACGCACCAGCAGGGAAGGTCGGGGTTTTTGGATATTTTATCCACCGCCAAAAGCGGGAATTTTAGCGAAGGACAAGAAAAAACTCGGAGGGATAGTATTTGGAAGAATTTATCAGAAGCAGAAAAAGAGTTAGTCCTAGGTAATGATGCTGATAAATACAGAGAAGGAGAGACATATGCCTTACCAAGTACAGGAGATGTTCCCAATGCAACCCTTGCAAAGAACTATTTAGGATTTACTAATCAGAGGTGGAATGCAAAGAAGGAAGAGACGGAAGGACTTATTGGTGGTTTTAATCCGTCAGATGTGGTACCAGGAATGGCTGACGGAGGAGATGTGAGAGGTCAAAGCACTGATACTGTGCCTGCAATGCTTACTCCAGGCGAATTTGTCATTAGAAAAGACGCTGCGGATCAGATTGGCCCAGAAAAATTACAGATGCTAAACAACATAGACAGACTTAGCGATACAGCGCTGTTAGAAAACGCCAAGTCCCCTATGGGATATCAAAAAGGCGGTCTTGTCGGTATGCTCGGAGATTTTTTTAAGGGACAAAAAGAGAATCGGGCAAGGGCTAAAACGATAGAGGGGGAGACTGGTGTAAGAAATCCGTTCTTATGGACTGAAGAAGAACAATTAGCCCAGATGCAAAAAACTGGGACGATGCCAAGGGGAGGGTGGTTAGAGAAAAAAATGCCACAAGCCTATGCTGCTGGCAACCCAGAACTTGAAGGTCCGTCTAAAAAAGAATATGGAGTTGAAAGCTTTAGCGAGCAGCCATTTATGGGGGTAGCCGCTACCGCCGAACCTAAGCCCAAACCCGAAGAACGCAAATATTCACATGATGACCAAATGAAGTTTAAAGAGCATATCCGAGGTATGCTCGGAACCGATGATGTCTATGAGGCGATGGAAGGCAAATATGGAGTAGATATTGCCACAGAAGAATTTGACATTGAAGGGGAAGAAAAGACAGACTGGTCTAAGGTTTTAGGAAAGATGACGAGACTCTCAATGGCGGAAGATGAAGCTCGTAAAGAAGCACTTCCAGACTATTATTCTTATGAATCTGGTGTATATAAAGGTACGCCTATATTTGGTGAATCTGGGGAAGAATTGCTTCGTGATCCTTTGTCTGGTGAAATGATGCCAGTTAGCTATTGGACTGATGAGTTTCGTGAGCGGGTGAGTCGGGACCCAAAAGCTCATACGGCTTTTAAAAAAGAGCACGGCTGGAAGTTTCCTACAATTGCCTCTACGGCTGAAGGGTATTATGGAAAAGATTGGAAGGACTTATTAGAAAAAAGCAAGGCTGGATTTCAGCAAGGGGGCTATATCAATGGATATCAAAACGGAGGAGAGGTTATGGATTATCAAAACGGCGGACAGGTAAAAGATGTTTTGTCCATATTCGGAGAAAAGTCTAAGAGTGGCGACGAAATGAAGTCTT